CTATTGAAGTAATCTGTACGGACTGCAGATAATCCTCTAATCCCACCATATCCTTCTTCATGTCCGCCTTCACCTCCACCACCAGATCCAGGTTGTCCACCAGCAGTATCTGTAGGGCGTCCACATCCGCCGCCACCGCCGCCGCCGCCACCACCAGTACATCCATAACCTCCACCAGCTGCGCCGCCTCCCGTTTGCAGCTCTCCATTATGTTCAATTACGTTATCAGTTGGAGCACTGTTATCTCGTCCATTTTGACCGCAAACACCTTCACCAAAACCTCCTCCGCCACCTCCACCTCCAGCACCAGCAAGAATAACATTACCACTAACTAATCTAACAACAGTTACAGCACCGCCGCCACCACCATCATTTGACTCATAACCATCACCACCAACTCCACCATTACCAGAAGTAGCTGAACCTGCTTGTGTAGCATAGGGTCTGCCAGATTGTCCTGGTTGAAATTTAAATTGAATACCAGTTACTGGAACTTTATAACTAACAGTAAAAACTTTCCCAGGTCCACCACTTCCAGCTGTACCACAATCGTTTCCGCCAAAATTTCCACAATTAGCGCCGCCGCCACCTGCAAGTGTAAATTGAATACCAGTTAATTTATAGTTTGCATTTGATATTGATGAAGTCCAGTTTTGTTCCTGTCCACCAGAATATGAAAAAGTTCCACCATTAACAGCAACATTTGCATCACTGACAAATCTAGAAAATCCACCAGTTCCAGCATATCCAGCAGCTGGAGTGAGACCACCAGTAGAATTAGCACCAGTTGGAGTTACAGATGGATCTGTTAAATTCTTAACCCAATATGGTCCAGATCCACCAGTACCACCACCTCCATTAGTAGCAGTTCCAGTGATAGAAGCATTGGCAGAAGCTGATCCAGTTAAAGTGTAACCACCATATGTTCCACCTAATCCACCAGTAGTACTAGTTGCAGCACCACCGCCAGGTCCACCACTTCCAGAAGCATTAATAATCGAACCACCAGATCCAATTGTAAAAGTAGATGCACTTCCACTATTTCCAGGTTGGGTATATACAGCACCAGATCCAGATCCACCAATTAGAGTTACTGTTATTTGATTTAGATCAGCAGGAACAGATGCAGTATATGATCCTGGACTGGTAAATATGCTACTGGTTGTTTCAAAAATTGGAACACCATTAGTAACAACAGTTCTTCCACCAATGTTTGATCCTGGTCCAAATTTTTTGTTCAATGGTGTTCCAGTAGAAGTTATCAATTGATAAGTTCCTGCACCAGCTCCACCAGAAGCATAATAATAATTTGGTTCTTTTATAGATCCAGAATTAGGATCTCCGCCGCTCCAATTGTAAATGTCATATGTACCAACGCTGCTATCAAGAATTGGAGCTTTTGATAGAACATGAGTATGACTATATGAAATACCACCTGGGGGCAAGAAGTTATTTACTTTTCCAGTTCCTGCTTTATATGATGCCAAATATCTATCACCAGAAACTTTACCAGCATAATTTGTGTCAAGAGCAGCTTCCGAGTGGAATAGATAGTGGGAATGTTGTGGAGCTCCAGCTATTTTTTTCTCCTGTAATTCAACTCTAATAACTTGCGATCCAATGATATTTGCTTCAATGGTATCACTTACGTTTTCATATCCAATTGTAGATATACTACCTAAAGCAAATTGATTTTTTTGAGAATCTTTATCTACATACCACTTACCATTAATTGTATTAATACCAACACCAAGTTCTGAATTACCAACGTTAGCTGAGTTTGCACCATATACAGGACCATTTCCAACAATTCTCTTTGCTTTTAAATCAGGAACTCTAAATGTTCCCATGTCATCTGGCCAAAAGTCCCAAACATTATCTCTATTAATCGCCTGAATTTGACCATTTGTTTGATTAATTCTTACTTTAAATGTTGCGCTATTTCCTCCACCAGATCCAGTAACTGTAACAGTTGGAGGACTTGATGGATTATATCCTTTTCCTGGATTTAAAACTTCTACACCAGTAACAACTCCACTACTAACCACAGCTTGAGCTGTTGCCTGAACTGGTGTTATACCAGGAAAAACTTGATTTGCTCCAGATGGAGGAGCTGAAATATTTACAGTAAAAGTTCCAGCGTAACCTGCTCCACCAGTTAAAACGTCGATACCATCACTAGCAACTCCGCCATAATCATTGCCAATAATTTCATACAAAGCAGGATAATCTTTGATATAATATTCACTGCCATCACAATACAAATATCCTTCATACTGATATTCTGGATTGTTTTGTGGTTGGGCAGTACCAGTTTGAGTGTCATATGCTGTAGTTCCGCTCTGTGGAACTACAGTTGGAATGAATGAATGATCATATGAATTTTGGACAGACTTTAATACCTGTACAACGGATCCTATGCTCATAAAGTCTGGACCTTTATCAACATAAAAATTTTTTCTTCTATTACGATATGAAGGATTAATGTCTACCATGGTTCAATACTTTATTAGATATTCCAGAATAATGTATGGACTTGTTACTTGATCTAAAGATGCAACCTGATCTGTTTTTAATGTTAAAGTTGTTTTTAAATTATCAGGAGACAAAAGGTATGCATTAGTTTTTATCTTATATGTATGAGTATCTGTTTCTAAAAGAATTTTATGTGAATGAATTGTTGGATCAGTAGTTTGTACTAATTCATCAACTTCAGTAAGAATATTATTAACTTGTGGATATAACTGAAGAGTTCTACTGCCAGTGTTGCTGTTTACTGGAACAACATCTGCAAGTGAAGTTCCATTGTAATCTGTCGGAACCCCAGAAGAACCAGCAACATATGTTGCGGAAACTGTTTGAGAAGCAGCAACTGGTCCACTTGCTAAAGATTGACAACTTCCAAGTCCCAATCCATAGCTTTTAAATTCTGGACCATTTCCAAAAGTAACATTCTGTAAATTAAATGCAGTAGCGGAAGTTAATAAACAATTGTATCTAAATGCTGCTAATCCAGCAGGACCTTCGGCATCATAACACATGTTATAATAAACAGTTTCAAATCCAAGAGATTGGAAAACACCATTATTCTCATATCCACCAGCTTGAATACCAGATGCGATTGCCCAGCAAGGTGGTTGATTGGTTCCAGCTCCTTGATTACTGCTACTATTTGGATACTGAGTATTGTCTAACCATGTTTGAATTGGAATAGTAGAGGCAACAAATCTAGAACCAATTCCCTGAGTTGCTGCATCAGTAATTTCATTCGTCGTTTTTATTCTAAGTCTATTAGTTGTCGAAAAATGCATGTGTGAATGCAATCCAAGAGAATCGACAGCTTCTACATCAGTGTAACCACTATTATTTGTTCCTTTTGTCCAGGAAGGTTTTCCTTTAATTGATATTTCCTGACTAGGAATAATAAAATTTCCTGTATAAGTAACTGGTATAACCGTTGTATTTCCAGTTGTCGTTCCAGCAGTTGCAGACGCTTCAATACCCATTCCAGAGCGACGTTTTTCAACACCAGACTGTGTTTGAGTTAAAATGTTGATATATGTTCCAGAAGAAGCACCAGTCGTTGGTTTTGCATATTTAGATCCAAAATCTGGCAAAATAAATTCATCATCTGCAACATCATCAATTGGATCTCCAGCAAGATCATATCTTATAAATTTACTAGAACTACCAACCCCAAGAATTTCGGCAAGAGATGGGTAGTCAAGTGCTTTTAAAATCGAACCATCACATTTTAAATATCCAGCAGGAAGAGTTGCTATGTTTTCCTCAGCTGTTGGATCTAAACTATCGTATTCAACTGGCCAAATAATGATAGTTCCAGCGCCAGATCCATATTTAGCTCTTTCCTTAGAGTAATGCGTTGCCATCAGTATGCCTTGATGATGAATGTCGTTACTAGTGCTGGCATTGCTACATCAGCAATAATATTTAGGGCATCATTAATACTTTCTGGAGAAACATCTCCCAAACTTACATTGTTAACTGGATGAGTAGCAGGAGCAGCCAAAGATCCTTTACCCATCTGTAATTCAAAACTTCCATGATTATGACCCAAAAACTGACTACCATTTGGATCTAATTGTGCTGTCACATTATTCAATGTCGTAGGAAATGTGCCGTGTTTAAAATTCAATGTTTGGTTTGTTAGTGCAACAGTATTAATAGTTGGTTGAGATAACTCTAAAGTATAAACATAATTAGCATCAGATGTTCCAGTTCTAGATATAGCTAGAATTTGTGTTCCAGGAGCAATTGCATTTGTAGCACTCGTTGATGTATAAATCCACATAAATGGGACAATAGAATTATATTCTGTTCCAATATTTGTTCCAGCTGGCAATGAAATAGTAGTGGCATTTACAGCAATACTAACATTGCTAACAGTAAATGCTGAAGAAGTATCTGGATTATAAGTTACAGATCCAAAATGGTTTCTTCTATTTCCAGTAGAAAGTGGTTTTGGGAAAACTCCAGTCCATGCTGGTTGCTGGTGTGCTTTATTTGGTGGATTAACATCAAATGGAGCAGAATATCCACTTCCAGCAAATTGAAATGTTAAATTTGTTGCTGAAAGTAATCCAGATGGATGAGGTCCTGTTGGTGGCCAACTATCAGCTGGAACATTTTGCCAATTACTACTACCAGAAAAATCGTAAAATCTATCTGTTGTTGGCAAAGTGAATTCATGTTGTTCATCGCCATAATATGTTGCCAACGCTCTTCCATTTTGCCATGATGGAGCTGTTGCGGCATTTTGTAATTGACATTCAGAATAACCAAACGTTCCGCAACTTCCAGTTACACCACCAGTTGTTGTAATTGCTGATGGTTCAAATAACATTGGACCAGCAAATTGTGGAACTACTTTTGCATAAGTTCCTGGATGAGCATGACTTGGAGTGTGATTAATACCAAGTTTTCTATTGATTGTATAAACTGTTGTTGTAAAATCTGGATCTCCTATTGAGATATTGGTCATTTTTCCGACCATAACAAGAGAAGGATCTACTGTAAAATCAATATCAGTATTGGCAGAAATTGTAGTTTGAATAGGATAAACATCTCCAAATCCATCAACAAGAGGTGATCCTGTGTTTGTTTCTGAAACTAACTTGTTATAGGCATCTACCTGACCATATTGATATGCTGTTTGAGCCAAATAATTTGGTTCCAAATCCATTGGCATTTTCAAAGTCATATTTGGAACACGAAATGTTCCCTCATAATCTGGAAAGTCTCCTTCTAGATCATCTCCCCCATAAGTATCACCCAAAGTCGCCGCTAACAAAGGATATCTGTTAGCATTATACAATCTACCATCACATAAAATCCAACCTTTTGGAATGTTGGAAAGAGCAAATCCTTCGTTTCCATCACCTGCCCATGGCATAATAGTGCCAACTTTGGCAACTCGCATGTACTTAAGTAGTCCGTATGTTACTGCCATAGATTAGAGCTCCACTAACCACCAACCGCGTAAATCTGTAGGAATTTCAACAGCATTTGGATCACCTGGGGCATCACTTGCTCCAACATAGATTAGACCCAATGCAGCATTTCTAGTTTGAATTATCAATTCTCCACTGTCCCATGCAACAGCAAGAGGAGCAGAAGATCCAACATTTGCTTTTGTTCCAGTAGTATCTCCTTGAATTGCAACCGCTTCTGTGCCATTTTTGAGAGCACGAATGATAAGACTTGCTCTATAAGAAAGATTTCCACTGATATCAACAAATCTGATCATATCTCCAGTTTGAACATTGGTTGAAGGTAAATAAACTACCATGTTACCGCTGGAAGAAGTGTTAATCAAATAATTTCCATTTGGAAGCAATGGATTTGCTTGAACCTGTCCAAAACCAGTAGAAGATTGTGGTAGATAGGTCCAGCGGCGACCACCATTCTTGTTCCAATATCTTTGAATTCCAAATGCATCAATTGATCCATCTTGATACATGATAAAGTCTCTTGGACCAGAAGTTCCAGTTCCAGCAGAACCCAAGTTGTCAATATGGAAAACAGTAGTTGCTGAAGATTCTGACGATACAACTTTACCTTTAATGTAAAGTTTTTCTCCCATATCAACATTACCACTTTCATTAAATACCTTGAACTTAAGTTCATTAGTACATGTACCATTTTCTTGACAGGTTTGTTCATATACATTTAGAGATCCAAGAATGTCTGCTCTACCGTTGAGATACATTCCACCACGATTTGTTACTGGGTCAAGAATTGCACCATCACCAGGGTGACCATCATCGTTAGCAACGTTGAAGATCAAGGTTTTACCATCGGTTCCATACATTCTAAGGTTACCGCTGATAACATTAAGATCATCATGAGTTGTAAGTTTTCCTCCGCCAAAATATCTTGTGATATTTGCTTCTGGATTATCAACATTCAATGCAGTTCTGATAGACTTTGGCATCTTAACGCCAAATGATCCATCAATAGATCCATCAATGCTATCTGGCATGAAGAACTCATTGCCAATTCTAATAATTTGTTCATAATCAAGTTTTTGTGAAACTAAATCAGCATTAGCAAGTTTTAGAATAATTCTGTCTGGATTTGTGTTTGGAGAAGGAGCTTGTGTTCTACCAGTTGCGGGAAGTGCTTCTAATAAAGTTGTTGTTCTAGAATCTTTTTTAATCTTGACAACTACGGCGCCAACTGTAAATGATTGTGCAGTTGTTCCTTCTTGTCCACGACCACCATTTGGATACTGTGCAGCTGGGTACGTTACATTATAAATTACAGGGAGGATTGGTTCTTGTGTAGATCCATCAATATAAGGTGCTGCCGTAACAAGAACAATTTCAAGTTTTGTCGTGCCATCTATAATAGCAACCAAATCTCCAGCACTAAATCCACTAATACTATTAACTTTGATTCCAGTCAAAGATCCAGCAGACAATGTGCTAGCAAGAGATGTTAATGGTCCATTTGTTTGAATTGTCTGTGGATCTCTAGTGTAAACATATACAGGAGCAGATGTGCTATGAGCAGTTGATGTGCTATTGAAGAAACCATCTAACGCCCAAACCCAACCCCAAGGATTTCCAATTTCCGTATTACCATTACATGTGTTGATTTGGAAAGTATTAAATGTTCTGTTGCTTAATGTTAATTTAGAATCGTCGGAAGTATCGAGAGAAGGATCAAAAATATCATTTACAATTGGAGTAGATCCACATCCGCCTTGCAGAACAAGACTTCCATATAGATTAGTTACAGAAGTTTGAACTGTAGGATCACCCATAGTGATACCACCAGTAACACTATCAATTTCAAAGATAGTTTTTGCATTTACAGTATCACAACCATTGACAACGCGAAGTTTTTTGGATACTTGATCTAACAGAGAAGCAACCTTAAATACTTCTCCTTGATCAGCAATTCCATCACTATTTGTATCTTCTCTATCAACAATAACATAGTCATTGATTGTCAACTGACCACCAAAAGCAGATAGGTAAAGATTATCCTGAGATCCACTAGCATCAATCGATTGTGTAATCCAAGTTGCATCAAAGGATATATTTGCTTTCCAAATATTTGTTGTATCTGGATGATTTGTCTTAATTGTTGTGAATGTTCCAAGAGGTTGACGACGAACCTTGAGATAATATGGTGCTGATTCAGCACCTGCCAAACCATCTTCAGTAATTCTAACAAGTTCTGGATGAGTTGCAGAAGCACCAGAACCAGAAATGACGCTATCAATTAGAATGTAATCACCAGCCTGGAAGTATGGGGTTGGTTTGTACTTAAGAGGAATATAGTATTCCAAACCAGTTAGAGCTGGTAGTGTTGCTCCTTCTGGACCAGCACCAGGAACTGCTGCTTGGAAATTAGAGACACCAGAGTTTCCACCCCATACACCAGCACCAGCGGTATCAATTCTGTTAAAACCAGCAGTAAGTTCTGCTTGAGTTGGAGCATTCTGATTAATAACAGTGATTACATAAACATTAAGTAAATCAACATTTGAGTTATAAGAATTTTGACCTAAAATACCAGAAGAGTGAGCAGAAACAGTAGAACCAAGTTGACCTCTATTTCCAACGAACGAGAATGATGATAATCCACCACATAACGTGATGTCGGAATTAAATCTAGCTTGGGCATCAACCAAGAAGTTATTTCTGATTTTGGTTGTTCCACCCTGACCTCCAATATTAATTTCGGAAGCATTTGTAGCAAAATCAAGAGTTTGTGTATTACCAGTGAAGAACTCTACAATACCAGCTTCAGAACCAATAGAAACAATCATTTCTGGATTTGTTCTATTGCCACCAGCAAGTTTATTTGCACCAAATACAACATCACCAGCAAAATTAACTCTTCTATTACCAAAAGTTACATATGAATTTGATGAGTTATTGCCATAAGCACCACCAATTTGAATTTTAGAAAGTTTATTAGATGCATCAGAAATGTCACCGATTAAAATGTTAGAATGATCGGAATTATTTCCAATAAAAATAAATTGATCATCTGCATAAGCATCGCCAATTTCAATATAAGCAAGATTATTTGCAAATCTTAGTCCTTTTGAATTTGCCTTGCTTAAAACACCAGCAGTTATCGATAAAGCACCATTAAATGATGTCGATGTTGATCCATTCAATAAGTTGAAATTGCCAGTTGTGATACCAGTTCTGATTTCACCAGTATCAGTGCCACCATCTGTATAAACTTCAATGTCACGTTCAAATCTGGCATCTTCAGTAAATCTAGAATCACCAACAACAACCAATGCTCTGTTTAGTTGCTTATCTGCAACGGTTTCATCTGTATTGATACCAACTCTGCCAAGATTATTTCCTCTAGATGCTTCAGTAATTGCTACAGTATTAGTGTCAACTCGTAAAGCACTATAGTTTGTTGGTGTTAAACTATCTCCACCAACTACAAATGCGTCATTAGTAGCGGCAAACGTTCTATTTGTTGGATCAGAATTTGCAAGATAATTATTTGTTGGTGTAATAGAAAGCTTTCTTCCACTAACAAACGCATTACCAACAACGTCAAGATTTGCACGAGGATCTGTTGTAGCAGTATCAACAAATCCATTTGTATGTGCCGAATGTGCAGAACGTGCAATAGTATTGATACCTAACTTATAGTTACCAATATTTTCTGTTTCAGTTCTGAGAGCTTCAGCACCAATTACACCAACTTCCTTCCATCTAGAATTTGAGAATTCGATTGTTGGTGCAGTTGCTCCAACAGCAGTTCCAGCAATGATGTCTGCCCAGTTCTGTGTAGATTGAGCGATTTGATCATTGACTTGGAAATATAGGTAATTCTTTGTTGAAGAGAATTCATCTCCTGGTTTATTGTATATGGTCCAGGTTAAATTAATTCTAGGATCAAAATAGAAATTTTTAACTCTTATTTGAGAACCAGAAGTAATACCAAGATCAGCACAACTAATGTTTAGACCAGATCCTGCTGCTTTGAACGTAAGTTTAACAACGTTAGTGCCATCAAATGCAATCGTAAAGATGCTATTATTGGCAATGACTTGATAATAATTTGCAAAGATCCAACCAAGAGATCCGCTCTTTCCAACTTCAGAACCTTTTAGTAAAACATCTCCTGTTGTTGGGAGTACTCCACCATAAGATACTGCTTGAGAAGCAGATAGTGCTGTTCCTCCAGCAGATACAAGACCAGTTTGATTTGGAGTAATGTTTGATGGAACTCCAGAAACAATATGTGTCTGGATTAAGTATCCTTGTCCATTACCTCTTGAATTAAATCCAAAGATGGCAGCATCAACTCTGTTCTTGCTAATTCTTATATCACCCTTGGTTGGTGGGGAGAATGCTGTTCTATCTAAATATTCATCTTGCTGAAGTTGTGTTACAGGATCAATAGACGATACGTTTGATCTTACAATCAATGCATCTCGTTGTTGAGTTAAATCTTCGTCTTGAACAGAAATCAAGAATGGTGATTCTACAGAACTTACAAGTTTTCCATCTCCGCCAACAACAGTAAAGTTTTGGTTAAATGTAACTGGGGTATCAAATGTAGTAACAAGACCGCCAATAACATCATTGGTGTCACCATCATCAGCAAGTGTAGCACGATCGATGAATGTTTCTTCACCAGTGATAGCATTAATTCTTCTATTACCGATGTAGAGGTCACCCTGAGAGTTGATACCTGTGTAGAAGACGATACCAGCATCTTGCTTTTTGGATTGAGCATAGAAGTCCTGATCTGGTGTTAGAACGACTTCCTGACGAGCTGGGAGACCAGTTGAGTAGTTACCAGGACCAAAACCAAGATATTCAAAAGTATGGTTACCAGCACGAGCAATAGATGGTCTGCGAAGTTCAACGTAGTATCTCTGATCTGAAAGAACTGTGCTATTACCAGAAATTGGGATTAGACGATTTTCAGATCCAGAAGTTGCATTGCCATCTTGTGCCTGAATAGCATTTGAACCGCTATATTCATTTTCAATAAATGCTGCTTGCTTCAACAAGTCTGCAACAGTTTCTCTAGTAGATGAATTCTTGTAATCGTTTACAGTTACAAGACCATGAATATAATTGTCTGCTGCAGCATATGTTTGAGGAGGATCAATTAATGCAGCATAGTAATTCTTCTCTTCATTTGTAGTTCCACTCTTCTTAAACCATAGAGGATCATTTCTGTAGTCAAGAGGATAAAGTCTGCTAACTGGTTGCGAGAACTTAAAGTTCTTGAAGTTAT